GTCTGGGTTACGGAATCCCACAGCTGGCTCATCGGAGGCAACTGCTTGACAAGCATGACAGGAGTTCCGGCGGTGATGCCACTGATCGGAATGCGGGCGATCGGAATCCACACGGTACCGGAATTGTTCAGGATACTACCCGACGGAACCGTGGGATCAGCCGCCGTGCCACTGGTGGCGGTGCCCTTCAACACAGCGAGCGCGATCGTTTCGATGTTGTTCGAGTCTCGCGTGTATTTCACGCAGATTAGGTCGTTGCGGTTCCGTCCTGTGACTCCGCTTTCGATGGTGACGGTTTCCGCCGCGGTGACGCGTGCGTATCGTCCTTCGATCACAAGGTTGAGGACCGGGATGAGTGCCTTGTTTGCTGACTGCATGGTCACGGCGGGGAATTTGCCGTCGCTGCCTTGCAGCAGGTAGTTGCCGTTTCCGACCAGTCCGGCCTGCATGGCTCCTTGGTCGCTGGATGTGATGTGCGGAGCGCCGGCCTTGCCGGTGATGAGATTCATGGTCATGGTCATTCCTTCCTATCTGTTGTGTTGTTGAGGTATGCGGCGTAGGCGGCGTCCTGCGTGGCTGCCAGCGCTTTGAACGTCTGCCAGCATGCGGTACAGACGAGCGCGCCCTGTGCGACTCCGTCGACGGTGGTGTGGGTGATGTCGTGCCAGTCGCTGGAGGTGCGTGGGTCACCGTCGGCGAGGTATTCGGAGGCGTGGCATCGGTCGCAGGTGTATCTGGTGATGTTCGTGGTTCGTGCCATTGATGTTCCTTCCTCTTTCAGGCTGTGCGCTGGTAGATGTGTCCCGGAAGGATGGTGTTGCATTCCTTCCAAGTGCCGCCGTAGGTGGTTCCCGGATTTGTTGTGGCGGTGGTCCAGTAGAGGGAGCCGACCGGGTGGGCGGCGATGAACGCCTGGCTTGCGCTCATGCCCGTCTCGCCCTTGTCGCCCTTCGGGCCGACGAGGCTTGTGTTCGAGACTGGCTTGAACGTCACGTTTTCCCCGGTGGCTGTGATCTGCGCGTACATCAGGTTCTTGCCGCCATTGGTCATGGCGAAGAAGTATTCGCCTACGGTCGGGGCACGGTTGAAACTGAGTGTCTTCCAGTCAAAATCCGAGCATGCGGACGTCCAGTATCCGGCTAGTATGCGGGTGATGATCAAGGCAGGCAACCCGGTGTCGCCACGTTGGCCGGTCTCGCCTTTCGCTCCGGTCGCTCCGGTCGCGCCGGTCGCTCCTGCGGGCCCCTGTGGTCCCTGCACTCCCTGCTTGCCTTGCGGTCCGGTGTCGCCTTTGGGTCCTTTGACGTTGCCGAGCAGAATCTTCGTCATATGCGCTCCTTACTTTCCGTCATTGATCATGTAGTACAGGTCGCCCGTCGCCGGATCGTAGGAGACGGGAGCTTCTGACGCGGTGGCCGTATCCGCGTACACGGCGTACAGGTCTCCGTTCGGGTCGACCTGCAGTGTGAAGAATCCGGAGGTTGGTGCCGTCACACCGCTGGCACCCTGCGGGCCGACCGGCCCCTGCGGACCCTGCAGTCCCTGCGCTCCCTGTATTCCCTGTTTACCCTGCGGCCCGGTGGGGCCTGTTGCTCCGGTAGGTCCGGCAGGGCCGGTGTCGCCTTTCGGACCTTGCGGGCCGGTAGGGCCTCCTTCTCCGGCGGGTCCGGCATCGCCTTTGTCGCCCTTGTCACCTTTCAGCCCTTCAGGACCTTGCGGGCCGGTAGGTCCGGCAGCTCCAGTGGCTCCTTTGGGCCCGGTCTCGCCGGTATCGCCCTTCACGCCTTGCGGGCCGACGTCACCTTTTGGACCTTGCGGTCCGGCAGGGCCTTGCGTTCCGATGATGGATTGACGGGAAATCGTCTTTCCCGTGAATAGGCTGCCGGACTGTGAAACGCACTGCCAGACGATGCTGTATTTTCCGCCACCTGACAATGCGGTCGAATATTCGTTGGCGAGTGGTGTTCGGTTCAACCATTCGCTCACGTTCCCCGTGAAAGTGGATCCCACCGGATATTCGCCGACGAGGGATTTCTTCATCACGAGCGCCGGAAGGCCGACGTCGCCTTTAGCTCCCTGAACGCCCTGCGCTCCTTGCTTGCCTTGCGGGCCGGTGGCCCCGGTATCGCCCTTGTCGCCTTTGGGGCCTTTGATGTTGCCGATTAATAGTCGCGCCATGTGTCACCTTTCCGGGATGTCCACGTACAGGTTCCCGCTCTCGGAGTCCCAGACGAACGAGGGTGGGTTCGTGTTGTCCGGATAGTTCACATACAGGTCGCCGTCGCCTTCCATGCTGAGCGTGAAGAAGCCGTTCGAGGGGGCGGATACGCCGCTGTCGCCCTTGTCACCCTTCTCCCCTTGCGGGCCCTGGATGCCTTGGGAACCTTGGATGCCTTGTCTGCCCTGGGGGCCGGTCGCTCCCTGTGGACCCGTGGGACCCTGCGGACCTGTGGAACCCGTCGGGCCTTGCGGTCCCGCCGCGCCGATCGCGCCGGCATCACCCTTATCGCCTTTCTCGCCGCGTATCCCCTGCAGTCCCTGCGGGCCTTCGGGACCGGCGACGCCTTGCGGCCCTCGCTCCCCGGTCGCTCCTTTCTCTCCCCGAGGACCGGTGGGTCCGGTCGCTCCGGTGGCCCCCTGTGGTCCTGTGTCGCCCTTGTCGCCCTTCTCCCCTTGCGGACCCTGGTCGCCTTTCGGAAGCCCCAAATTCAAGGTTTTGTCGCTGCCGGCGCCCGTGAGCGACGCGCTTGCCTGTGCGCCGGGGGCGAGCGTGTCCACCGAACCGATTTTCAGGCCGGTGATGTAGTCGCCTTTCGGCTGTTTACCCGACAATGCGTTGTTGAGCGAGTCGATGTCGTTTCTGGTCACGTCGGCACTGAACGTCCAGGCGTCAAGTTTGAGACCGGCTCCCGCGTAATAGGCGTGGCCACCATCCCCGATGGAGGATTCTCCACTGTTGCCACCGGCGCTGGCACCTCCGGATTCGTAGGTGACGGTGAGCACGCCTCCCGAAACCTTGACGATCTTCTTGGAGATCTCGGCAGTGACGACGAGGCCCGTGTTGTTGTCACGGCCCGTTACCAGGTCGCCGACGTCCGCATCGATGCCGTCGGGAATGTCCACATCGATGGTGCTGGCATTCCGAAGTTCCTGGAATTTCTGCCTGCCCTTGTCCTCGAGCTCGTCGGCTTCGGCGTTGGACAACTCGTATGTGGCGGTGCGTTCGTCAAGCCCTTTGAGTGTCTGCGTGTGGCTGAACGTGCCGTTCGCGTCGGCGTACCAGTGGATGACGGTACGGTCCTTGAGTTCGCCCTTGCCCAGGCAAATGAGATGGTTGATAGGGTGCGCCGCCTGTTTGACGGTGAAGTCGATGAGGTCCGAGTCGATGCTGTCGCCGATCGTGCGGACGGGCATGGCGCTCATGGACACCTTGTCGCCGTCATTACGCAACCGGAGTTTGAGTCCGCTTGCCCTAAGCATCTTGACCAGACCGCTGTACAGGTCCACGTACCGGTCGAACTGGCAGGTGGTCTTGTGGTCGGCGCTTTCTTCGGTGACGGTGAACAGGCCTTGCAATCCCGCACGGCTGACGAGCGTGCGCATGATGACGGGAATCGTGCCGGACAGGGTGAGGTAATCGTTATTCCTGTCCGGTTCGATGATCTTCGAAGCGAGCACTCCATGCCAGTCGCGGCCATGCCATGTGACGGTGGACAGCCCTCCATCCACGTCGACATCCGTGTCGTCGATGATGCCGCCGTACTCGGTGCCGTCAATCATGATGCGGCTCCCCGCCTTCAACGCGGCGTCTTCGACCTGCAGGTCGAAGTCGTTCTCCCCGCTGCCGAACGCGAGGTCGAGCGTGTATGAGGCGTGGCTCGCCACGGGCTTGCCTGTGGCGTCGGTGACGATCAGGTCCATGGCGGTTCACTCCTTTCCTCGCAGACCGTCAAGTCGAATTGGAATCCTCCCGGCCAACTGACCGACTGCGTTCCGGGCGCGAGCGGTTGGAACACGTACCGGCCGGAATCCTTGCCCGAGCCTCTCACGGCCTGCGCGAAGCAGTTGGTGGCGAGCCCGGTGCCGCTGACCATGGTGACGGTCCTGACATCGCCGGTGCCGTCGATTTCCAGACGTGAGCCGGATGGTACGGTCACGTCGACCTCGTATCGGTTGTCCCCGATGATGACGTACGGGTTTGTGCACGGTCCGAATATCGTGAGTTTGACCGGCTGCGGGATGGACGTGTCGTTGACGATCTCGGCACCCAATGCCATGCCGGCGAAATCATGCGGATAATCATATGGATAGTCAAGGTCGGAGGTTCCGAAATCGTATCGCGGCGTGAAATGCGTCATGGTCGAACGACGCCACACGCCATCGGCCAGCACGATGGTCAACTGTGTTTCGACCATCGTGGGCGTGATGGACTGCGGCTCGCTTTTCGTGATCCACGCTTTGGCTTCCCATTCGCCGTCGGCGATGAGCGTGCCCGGGTTCCCGGATGCCATGTCGGCGTCCGCGAGGCGGCGCAATAGGTTGAGCGTCTCCGGAGAATCGTGGATCTTCACGGGGATGGTCGTCTCACGTGTCTTGCGTGCGATGCCCGTGATGCCGCGCGAGGCGAGGCTGTAATCCCAGACGCGGGCGCGCAGTCCAGTGAGCGTCCCGCCGTAGAGCGGACCTTCGAAACCGATCGACTCGCCTGTCGCGCCGCTCACGTAGCTCAAGGTTCTCATGCCACGCTCCTTACGAGTCTCGCGAAGTCACGCTGGGTGAACGGCCGGTCGTCGGACATCGCCGCTTCGACGGTTTCGATCAGCGTGTCCATCCTGCCGATGACGGTTTCCAAGAGTCTGTCGGAATCCGATGGCGTGGCCGTGGTGACGTTCAATCGTCCGGTCTTCGACCAGTCCATACCGTCGAGGCTCATCGAGGAGACGAGCGAGTCCATGGACCGGTTGACCACGGCTGCTGAATCGTCGATGCCCAATGCCATGCCTCGGCCGATCATCACGCCGACCTCGTCGCGCATGAGGCGTGATGGTGAGTGGATGCCGAGTTTGCTTTTGACAGCGGAGATGGCATCGTTGACGCCGGAGAGCAGGCTCGACGCGATGCTGCCGATCTTGCTCTGGATGCCGCTGACGATGCCGCTAACGATATTCGCTCCGATGCTGAGCATGCGGCCCGGCAGGGAGGACAGGGTGCCGACGATGTTCTGCACGAACTGCTGACCGGCCTGCAACGCCTTGGATCCCATCTGGGACGCCCAATTGGCGACGCTGGCGATCGTCGCGGACAACCAGGATGCGATCCGTCCCGGCAATTGGGCGAGGAACGTGCCCACGCTCGTGAGAAAGCGGCTGCCGGCCTGCATGGCCTGCGACGCCATGTTGGACACCCATGCGGACGCGGAGGCTATGGCGCCGGCGAGCCATGCGGCCACGTTTCCGGGCAGTTGGGCGAGGAAAGTGCCGACGTTCGTGAGAAACTGCGTGCCCATCTGCAGGGCCTGCATGGCTGTGGACGACACCCATGCGCCGATGGTCGCGATGGTCGAGGCGAGCCATGCGGCGATGTTGCCCGGCAGTTGCATGAGGAACGTGCCAACGTTCTGCACGAACTGCATGCCCATCTGCAGGGCCTGCGCGCCGAACGCTGCCGCGTATAACGCGATCGATGTGACGGTGTAGCCGAGCCAGTATGCAATCGTCTCGGGCAGGTTCATGATCGCGTTGGCGAGGTTCGTAAGGAACTGTTGGCCGGCCTGCAATGCTGACTGGCCGAGGCTCATGGCCCATGAGGCGACGGCGGACGCGGCTCCGGCGAGCCACGAGGCTATGTTGCCGGGCAGCTGGGAGAACCATTGTCCGACGCTTTGGATGGCCGATGGGAGCGTGGACGTGAAGAACGAGACGATGGATTGGCCGATCGAGGTGACCTTGCTCACGGCCGCCTGCCACGCGGACGATAGGAACGACGTGAACGACGCCCACCACTGCTGTCCGGTCTTGGTCTGTGTAAGGAACAATGCGAACGCGGCCACGGCCGCCGCGATGGCGGTAATGACGAGTCCGAACGGGTTGGCGTTCACCACCGCGGTGAATGCGACCTGCACGGCTGTCGCCGCCTTCGTGACGGCGGACCATGCGGTCTGCGCTGCGGTGACGATCTTCAGTCCGCCGGCCATTTCCTTCAACGCTGGTACGATGCCGCCCAATTGCATCATCAGATCGACCGTCTTGGAAACGCCGGTGGCGGCCGTCGTCAGTGTCTGTGCGCCGGTCGTGACGGCCGATATCGCGGTCGACACTCCCTTCAGTCCGGCCGAGACGATGTCCCAGCCCTTGACTGCGAGCAATGCGATGGTGATGGCCTTCAACGCGCCGGACACCAGTGCGCCGTTCTGCTGAGCCCACTGTCCGACCGACTGCAGCCATCCTCCCACCTTCATGAGCACGCCGGTCAAAGTGTTCAACAGTCCGGCGAAGCTCTGCGCCGCGGAACCGGCGGTGCGCGCGCTGTCGTTGAAGCCGAAGGCCTGCGAGACCGCGGCCGCCAATACGGAAACCAGCGAGCCCAATCCGGAGATGACGCCGGTCAGGCTTTCAAGGAACGGCTGCAACGCGCCCGTCTCGATGAACGTGTTGACGAACGTCTTCGCCCATCCCGCCGCGTTCGACAACACCTGCGCGACCGAAGCGACCACTCCCGCTTCGCCGCCATTGTTGAGTCCGCCTATGAGTGATGTGATTGCGTTCCAGAGGCCAGTGAGTTGGCTTTTGAGGCTGGCCGTCGCCGAGGCGAGCATCTGGAAGCCGGGGATGTTGGAGATCGTGTCGCCAAGGTTTTTGAGTTTCGCCTGTGTGGCGGGTATCGCGTTCTCGAGACCTTGTTGGAGTGCCGCTCCGACTTTTTGCAGGGTTGGTGTGACGGTTGCGGTGAATGTGTCGATGAGTGGGATGGCTTGGTTGAACAGGCCGCGTAAGCCGTTGAGAACTGGTGTGGCGGCTGTTTCTCCGAGTCGGCTCAACGCGGCTTTCACGTTGGCCAGGGCGCCGGTGAATGTGGTGCCTGCGGATAGTGCGGCTCCGCCTAGGCCTTCCTGCATGGCGTCGGCGAAGGTTTGGAAGTCGATCTTGCCGTCCGAGACCATGTCGGACACTTCGGCGCTGGTCTTGTTCAGATGCTTGCCGAGCATCTGGAGGACGGGGATGCCGCTCGACATGAGCTGGAGCATGTCGTCGCCCTGGAGTTTGCCTCGGGCGGCGACGGAACCGAAGATCATGCCGATGTCGGTGAGGCTTCTGCCGCTGATCTGCGCGGTGTCGGCCACGGTCTTGAGGATCTTGGTGAGCTGGTCGCCTTCCTTGATGCCGGAGGCGGACAGGCTGGCCGCGACGGTCGCGGCGTCGCCCAGTCCGAACGCGGTGCCTTTGACGGATGCGAGCGCGTCGTTCATGATTTCGGTGACGCTGGCGCTGTCGTGGCCGAGGCCTTTGAGTTTGGCTTGCGCGTTCTCGATGTTGAGGGCGCGGGTGAAGCCGCCTTTGGCGGCCAATGCGGTGATGCCGCCGGCGAGGGTGGCGATCGCGCCTGTGCCGACCTTGCCGATTTTGCCGAATGCTCCGCCGATCTTCGAGATGAGGGTGTTGGAGCTTTTCTTGGAGGCTTTGTTGACGGCGTCGCCGATGTCGCCTTCGATGCTTTTGCCGAATCCTTTGCCGGATGGTTCGACGTGGACGTATGCGACGCCTATGTCCTGTGCTGCCATCGTGTTTCCTTATTCGTAGGTTGGGATTCCGATGGCGGTCGGAGTCAGAGGTCGTCGTTGATGTGGAAGTAGGCTTTGAGCCGTTCCCTGTCCTCGCGTTGACGGCGGGTGAGGTTGTGCGTCGGGGTTGGCGGGCGGAGTGGGTCGTGCTCGTGGTCGAACCATGGGCGTTTGCGTTGTCCGGACAGCGTCCAGACCGCCTGTTCGGCTCCGTCGGGCGCGTAGACGGCGTTCTGCAATGCCATCCACGAGTGGCTCGTATGGTCTTTGAGGATTTCGCGGGTCAACGCCCAGGCGAGTCCCCAATCGACTCGTGGACGTTGGCCTTCAACCCATTCCCGGAAGCGTACGGGCCTGTAGATCTGCCCGTACGCTCGGATCCAGTCGTAGGCTAGTGCCGCGCGGTGGTTGTTCCAGAGGTGGGCGAGGTAAACGCTTTTGGGTCCAGTCCGGATTCCTCGGCCCACGCCTTGATGGTCGCGGTGAGGTAGGCCATCGGACGTTTGGTCTTGCGCAGCACGTTCCAGAAGTTCGGCTGCATCGTCTGGAAGTAGGCGAGGAACGTGCTCACGCAGGCCGTGGTTTCCTCGTCGGACAATGCGGGCTTGCTTTTGATCAGGAGGATGGCCTGGACGAGTTCGATGGGCAGTTCCGCGTTGTTGAGGTTCGGCAGGTCGAGTTTCGCTCCGGCGACCTCGAGGTGCACGTCGGGCTTGAGCTCCTCCGCGTCGGTAAGGTCCACGTCCACGACATGGTAGGTGTTGTCGCTCATTTCGTCTCCGTTTCATGGTTATCGGCGGTTATGGGTAATGGTCCCGTGCGGCCGACCGCCATCGGCCGCACGGGAAGAATCAATGGGCTACTTGGCGTCTTCGGTGACGAGGCCCCATGCGTGGAACTGTTCGCCGTTAGTGCCCTTGAGCATCTTGAACGTCATGCTGAAGTTCATGATCTCGCTGGATTTCAGGCTCACGTCGTCGCGGTCGGACACCTTCGCGTTGGTGCCGTACAGGAGGAAGGGGCGGTCCTGCTGGTCGAGCGCGACCAGGACGAGGATCCATTCCTTCTTCAGGCCGGCGCCCTTGATGCTGATGCCGCCGTCGGATTCCACGTCCACGTCGAAGTAGGCGGATACCACGTCCTTGCGGCCTTCCATCGCGGCGAGCTGGAGCGTCCAGTAGCCCGGGTCCGTGTCGGACAGGACGATGTCGCCGTTGTGCGCCTTGTAGTCGGTGCTGTCGCCCGGCTCCCAACGCGAAGGCTCGGGAGGCGGGACGGCGCCGTCCTCGGTGCTGTATCCGATCGGCTTCTTGTTGGACGGCGGCGTCCAGTTCACGCCGGTCGGCGCGACGAAAGTGCTGTCGCCCTTGGGGAACAGGAACAGCGCGTAGTTCTTGATCAGACGCACGTTGCCGGCGGTATTGCCGTTGGACACGTACCCATAGTCGGTCGATCCGAGCCCGTCCTGCAGGCTGGTTTCGGATGCCGTCTGTTCGACGGCGATGGGTTCTTCGTTGCTGTCAGACATTCCTGTCTGCACCTCGCTTCCGTTCTGCGTGTGGCGGCACGTCTTTGCTTGTCTTTTCTTGTGTTTTCAGTTCAGGCGACGGATACCTCGAGCAGGAGCACGCCGTACGCGCACACCAGCCTCTTGTCCTCGTCAGTCATGCGTACCGGCCCGGATTCCAGTGACGCGCTGATGAGCGGCGCGACGGTTCCGAGCCTGATGATCTCCCTCGCGATTGCCGCCCACAGGCGGGCGGCCTTGTCCCAGTCGCCCGTATGGTCCTCTCTCATGCAGCGCACGCTCAGCCGCAGTCGCACGGCCTGGGAGATGGGAGTGCTCATGCCTTGCATGGAGTCGGCCAATGTGGCTTCGGTGAAGGGAGGTTCGAGGTCGTTGCGTTCGATCGTGTCGAACGTCACGTCCGGGAACAGCTCCCGCAGCCTGGGCAGGAGCAGCGGCTCCGTGCGCCGTGGGGTGATGGGGATGCTCATACGCGCATCCTTCCGAGCGTGTCCTCCAATGTGCCGTGCGCCTTCTCCACGGGTGCGGGGCAGAGGATGGCCACGCCGTTGCGGTTCGCGCCGTTATGGTCGCGAACCATGCACCGGCTGTCGGTGACGGCCTCGTTGGCGGCGTCGCGCATGCGGCCCCGCAGGGTCTCGTTCTTCAGCACCTGCTGGCTGAATGCCTTTCGGTTGAACACGAATCTGCATCGTTTGGCCATGGGTTATCCTTCCCGTTCGCCCACGGTGATGACGTCGCCGATGTGGCGTCCGTGGAGGTTGTTCCACACTTGCGGCTTTCCTTTGACGGGCAGGAGGATGCCTCTGACTTTGATCAGGTCGGTGGCTTGGATGCCTGTCGGCTGGCTACCGCGGATGTGGATCGTGTATTCGATGGTCTGCGGGCTGGCGTTCTCCTCGGTCTGGTCGGTGGTAGAGGTTGGCGCGACCATCGCCTGGAACGTGCCGACGCGGACGGGTTTGCCCTGGATGGGGTTGCCGTCCGTGTCGGTGGTGGACTGGCCGCGCCACACTTCGATGGTTTCCACTAGGACGTCTCCCCCGTTGCCATGTCGACGCTGAACGCGCGCTGAGCGTTGATGCCAAGGATGCGTTTCTCGTCGTCGCGCAGCCAGAGATCGCCGGTGGGCGCTCCGAAACTGTATTGTTCGCTGAAGCTGCCGGTGGTCTGGTTCATCTGCGTGATGCCGCCGGGAATGTCGTACGGGTCGGCCTGCATGATCCTGCGGACGATGTCGCATGTGATCTTCGTCAGCAGGCGTGGCCGTTCTTTTTGGAGACGTTGCCAGTTCGGGGAGCGTTCCTTGATGTAGTCGGTCACGTCCGCGAGATGCGTGTCGGCCTTCTCACGTTCCTCGTCGGTGAGTTTGTGCCACCTCTGTTCGAGGTCGACGGAGGTGGCGAACACGTCTGGTTCGACAGTCATGTCGGACTCCGTCAGGCGGTGAGCAGGACGAAGCGGTTGATGTCGCGGATACGGAAGCCGACCTCGATTTCGATTCGCACGGCGAACATGTTGTGCTCCCACAGGTTGACCTGCTTGCCGTCGATGGTGATGGACGCCTGGTCGGAGATGCTGGTCTGCATTCCTTCGACGGAACCCCATGCGGCGGAGGAGAATTCGCCGCACACGCCGAGGATCTCTGCCTTGGCCGGTCCCGGTGTCTCGGATACGGCGGGCACGTGAACGCCCTTGCTGATGTAGGTGCGGTTGCCGAGCACGGTGCTCACGTCGGAGGCGGCGGTGCCGTCGAGGAACAGGGGGCGTCCGTTGTTGTCGGTCGCCTGCCGGAGCACACTGCGACCCTGGGTGCTCAACGCCCAACCGTCCACGGTTCCATCCGCTTCGGACACGAGGTCGTCGGCTTTGTTCAGGTTCTTCCACACGTCCTTGCCGATGCTGACGGTCTGCGCGCTCTTCAGGGTGTCGAAGTCCGCACCCGGAGCGTCGACGAGACCCATGATGGTCTCGTCAAACGTGCGGGCGATGGCTCCCGGACCCTTCGCGACCACTTGGTCGTAGAGAGCGCCGAAGTCTCGGCGGAACTGGTTGGAGAACGGCATGATGACCGCGATGGTGTACGGCAGCATGTCCTTCTTGCCGAAGGTGACGCCGCTCTTCGGCTTCTCCGCACCCTCATTGACCCATGCGGCCTCCGGGTCGCCGATGATGATCGGCACGCGAGCACCGTTGCCGGGCAGTTTCATCTCCGGCACGAGCTGCATGAACGCGCTCTTGTATTTTGCGGTCTGCAAGATCTCCGCCTGGGTTTCAGGGGTGAGGTCTAGACCGTTGCTTTTTCGGGTCATGGACGGATCTGTCATGGTTTGTCCTTTCAAATGAATGTTGTTTTGCTGGTTGGCTCACAGGAGCGTGTTGCTCATGGCGTTGACGAAGTCCTCGCGGCTGGAATGTTTAGCCTTGGCCTGTCCGGTGCGGGCGCTCTGGTCCGCAACCGTGCCGCGGGAACGCATGTCGGCGAACACCTTCATGAGTTTCTCGGCGTATTCGCCAATCTGCTTCTCGTCGTCGCCCGCGAGGACGCTCGGGTCGGTGATGCCGTGTTTGGCCGCGACGTTGGCGCGTATCGTGGAGAGCTCCTTCTCGTGTTCGGCCTGTTTGGCTTCGCTTTTGAGCTTCTCGTTCTCCTCGAGCGCCTTGGAGAGTTTCGATTCGAGGTCGGCAGTCTGTCCGGCCTTCTCCTTGAGCTCCTCGTAGTCGCTTTTCCTGCCGCGTTCCCTGCCGAGACGCTCGTTGATTATGCGGTCGACTTCCTCCTGGGTGAAGGTCCTCAGCTTCGCGTTGTTCACGTCCTTTGGGGCCGGAGAGTGCTGTTCCGGCTCCTGTTGGCCGTCCGCGCCGGTCTGGTTTTCTTCTGCCATGGTTGGTGGCTCCTTTGCTTGTTCTTGGTTTCCACGCCTGACGCCGGCGAGTTGACGGCCATTCTTGTTGGTTTCGCGCATGGCTGCGCCCCGCCCCATCGCTGGGGTGTGAAAGGTAAAAGAAAAGCCATCACGTTTCGACGTGATGGCTTTCTGGGATTCAGAGATTTCCCAGCGCTTTTCTTCGCGCGTATTCGGACCGCAGCTCGTCGGTCGACACATAGTCGCCGACGGACCAGCGCTTCTTTCCTTCGTTCCTGACCCATTCATATTCGTCCTGTGGCATGGAGATATCGCCATACTTGCGTTTGATTTCCGCAAGATGGCGCTCATCGGTGACTTCCTTCAAATCACCGGGCATAAACGTGAAACGGTCGGAACGATCCATAGGCTCAATCATAGCAGTCTCAGATAAACGATCGGTCTGCCGTCGGATGCTCCAAGCCCTTCGAAACGAAGAGTCCTTCCTCTCGGCAGAAGAATTTCGTATTCTCCCGGATGCTGAGTGATCGGCTCCACATACACGCCGGCGCTTCCCGGCGGTACCAGGATTCTTGTGGCGATGCGGTCTTCCCCATCAACGTCAATGCCTCCCTCCTTGATGCTGGTGGCCATGTAGCCGATGTGTTCGAAGGTGCGACCGGTATTCAAATCGAAAAGCGACTCCATGTCGTTGACGTGGAACGTCGACAACCGCATCTGCCTGTCGACCGTGAAACGTTCTCGGGTGATATGGTCGGATATCGCTTCGTCGATGCATTCGACCTGATGGATGACGTCTTTCGACGGGTTTCGTCCGCCGAACAGGTAGCCGTTGATACTTTTGTAGCTGTCTCCGGTCCAATCCATCAAAGCCGCGATCTTCTCGTCGTTGGAGAATCTATCTCCAGGCATCCTGACGCTATAATCCGACAATCTCGATAGTTCGGAAGCGCTGATTGGAATCGATTTGCCGCTCCATCGAATCGTCGGTTGGGCAGTCACACCATCATTGACCTCATCGTGATAGATGCGTCTCAATTGGGCTAGCGTGTCACGCCAGTCGCCGTCATCGCCGGCCGCAGCCTTGGCTGCCTGGTACATTTCACGATACTTGTCCGGATCGTATCCTTTGAGTTTGCTGCTGCCCCAGCTTGGCACGATGTCGCAGTCGCAGTCCGTATGGTATTGCATCTGCCGTCCGGCGGTGTCCTCGCTCAGGTAGGCGAAGCCACGCGAGGCGAGCATAAGGCAGAACGCGCATGTCTTAGCCCCTCGCGGCACACGCGCCCAGCGAGGCTTGGTGGGATCGTTGGCCACAGCCCTCTGCATGGTCAGCCGCCCGACGGTCTGAATCAGATTCTGCACGTATTCCAGCGCCTGCTCCTCGTCAGCGAACGTGGGCCACAGGTCGTCGATGGTTCTTCCGGCGTTGTTGTGAACGGCTCCGTTTTCATCTGGAATGACATCCTTGTAGTGCAATCCCATGAAGTCAGTGTTGTTGAAACCGCCTTCCATCTGCCAGACCGCGCGGTCGGCGGTGATGGAAGGCGGCTCGTATTCCGGCATATCGATTCCGCCGTACTGCGCCCACAGGTCGCGTACGTGGCCGTAGTAGTCGGATGCGAGCCTGCTGGCGGCGTCGGCATACCGGTTGATCTCCGCTTTGATGAGCTCCTGGCTTTCACCGTCCCAGACGAGGCCCGAGACACTGTTGCCGGCCTCCTTCTGCAGGCGGCTCATGGTGTCCGTGTAATCCTCGTACAAATCATTGAGGTCGAGTTCAAGCCTTCTGCGTCGTTCCGGCGGCAGGTTCAGACTGTTCGGGCTCATTCATACCGCCTTCCCTCGCCGCCGTATCGGTCTGCTGCTCCGTCTGTTGGCGCATGCCTCGAATCTGATCGAGTACCTGACCGGCCTGGGCCTTGCGCTGGTCGGCCTTCAGCCGGACGATCTCGCTTCGGCTCAATCCGGCGCGTGTCATGCCGACCTCGCTGTTGGCGAACGAGTCGATGCTTCCAGCGAGCTTGCTGAATGCGTCGGCGCTCATGGAGCTCGACGGCGTGTTCGGGTTCTTCCAGTCGACCTGCAGTTTCATCAGCTCCTCGTCGGGCACGGATGGATCCTGCATCCGTGCCACAAGACGGGCTGCCTGCAGGATCGATTCACCGAAATCCCGGTCGCAATGGCGCGCCTCGATAATCAGGTCCTCACGTTGTGCCTCGGTCGCGTCGGCGGACGTCGGGTTCGCGTCGGACACGATGCCTAGCGAGCTGGCTGGAATGTTCATCGCACTGGCGAACATCGCCGCCCAACTTTTCAGCATCGTCAGATGCGGGTCCATACTCGACGCGGCCAGTTGCGTCACGGTCGGGGACTGCCCGTCGATGTCCTTGCTGATCATGTTGTAGCGACCCATATAAAGCTTTAACGCGTCGTCCGTGCCCAACGAGGCGAGTTCTTCGGAAGTGCCTGTCAGCAGGATTTTTGGGAACGCGTAGAATTCGGCATTCGCTTCGGCGCGCACGATAGTGCGGTTCGCGCCGTCGATGATGGCCATAGCGTCCCGGCTGATGCGGGAGCGTCCGAACGGTTTGACCTCGGTAGCCTTGTAGGCGAGGCGGAACACGCTGCACTCATTGTCGATGGTGGGTTGCTCATCGTCCACGCGCCACCAGTAGCCGAGACGGCGCTGCACGCTGATGTTGCGGTCGGGCATGTAGAGCACGAGTCCGGTGGCCTCGTTGTTGTCGTCAACGTCGGTGATGGCCATGCACGCCCTGACCCGCCGGTTAGGGTAATCCCAGACGGCGGCCGAGCTTTCCGCGGTATGCGTGCGGATGAGCGGTCTTCCTTCGAAGTCCCGGACGACGCTGAGGAACGAACAGCCGTGAATGAGCGCAGTCTGGATGGCCTGCTGCAGAACGCTAGTGAATCCGATGCGGCTCATGAAGTCCTGCAGTTCGAATGGGTCGTCCACGCCCGGCGAGACGAATCCCTCGAACACGCAAAGCTCAGCGAGCATATCCACAGCCTTGCGTGCCCACCCAAGCGGCGTGTAATGATCCTTGATGGACTTCGGCACAGTCAGTCCAAAATCAACCAGTGGCTCCTTGGCTTCGTAGTAGGCGGTGAGTGTTCGGTTGCGGCTCGCGTGGCGCGTCCATACCTCGGCGAGTTCGCGCAGCAGCGCGTTCTCCTCACCGGAGAGTCCGTCGATGCGCGTCGGCACGACGAGTTTCGGCACCGTTCCGGCTCCTCCCGTAGGTTTCCACCCGTCCGGCGCTGCCGTTGTCTGGATGTCGCTCATTTAGATTCCTCCGATGATCTGTCGTCTTCCGGGATGTCGGAGCGTCGTGAACGCCCCGTACAGGGCGAGCGTGGTGGACACGAGCGGCGTGATGTCGACATCACTGCCGAGTTTGTTCCAAGCGATCGCGCCGGACTGTCCCAATGGACGCGTGGTCGCACCCTTGACGGCCGCGGCCAGCTGCGGCTGGTATTCGTCCCGCGGGTGCTTGAGCGTTCCGGCTTTGAGCATGTCGAGGAACCGGCCGCATGCTCGGCCCATCTCCTGCATGTTCGTGACCGTGACCTTCACATGTGCTTTCTTCAGTTCCGGCAGCAGGCTCATGGCGGGCGACTGCGCGTCGATGACCACGCTGGCGGTCTTCGGCCAATGTTCGGCGAGCCAGTCCACGGCCCACATGGTTCCCGCCTGCCGCGCGTCCTTGATGTTCGCCATCTGGACGATGGCCGAACCGTCCGCGTATCGTAGCGCCGCTCCGATGGTCAGCACGCTCCTGTCCGGAGGCATGTCGATGCCGAAGCTCATCGTGCCGCCCTCGGGCACGTCGTCGACGGCCGCGGCCTGCCACAGGTCGGGACTGATGGCGTATGCGGTGGCGGTCTCGTCCCATATGCCAAGCGCCTCACGACGGAATGAATCGTCCGACAGGTTGTTGCGCATGCGCATGATTGCCTGTTCGCTTGTACGTTTCGGATAGCTGGGATTCGCTTTAGCCCACTGTTCGCGGTCGTCCGAATCCGCGTCCTTGTCGGCGGCGAGCTCCACGTAGAGGAGGTTTCCGTCATGGTTCAGCGCGTGCATGCGTTTCTCCGTGAACGCATCGCACTGGTCTCCCGGCTTGGGTGGATTGCCCATATACACGACCAGGGGGTTAGGACTCGTGTTCAAAACCGGAATCATGTTGTCCATCGCGCGCACTGTGAGGATCTGCGCTTCGTCGAACACGGCCACGTCCACGCTGTGCAATCCTCGGCCGAAACCGTTCTCGCGGGCGCCGAACATGATGCGGCTGCCGGACGTGAACGTGATCTCCTGTTGGCCGTTTGCTCTGCGGATGCGTTCCACGTACCGGCCGAGCACTGGATTGTGCTCCATCTCGCACATGTCCGCGAATGTCTCGTCGCTGGTGCGCGTATGGTGGGCGGTCCAGATGGCTTTCAGGTTCGGTGTGAGTATCGCCTTGAGGAACAACGCGGTGCCGACGGTGAAGGTCTTGCCGATCTGCCTGCAGCTGGACAGCACGGCGCCGTCCGCGCCACACGCATACTTGCCTTCCGCGTTCTTGGCGAACAGAAGCCACAAGAAGCCCTGCTGCCACAAGTCGAAACGGATGCCGGCCTTACGCGCGGCTTTGTTGATTCGAGTGAACTCGCTGCCGACGATGCCTTCCGGCTGGCGGAGGACCTTGGCGATTTCAGACAATCGACGCTCCGACATCGTCCGTCACCTCGTCTTCCTCATCGTCCAGCAGGTCGGTCAGACCGCCGCCTTGGAGCGCTTCGATGCGTTCGCATACGTCGATGAGCTGGCGGCTGATCGCGGGCAGCGCGTTCGCCGGCGTCGTGGGATCGGCCATGGCCTTGAGCAGCAGGTCACGGTTGTCTCGCAGTATGTCCAGCATGCTGCCGTCCATCATCCGTTCGAAGCTCCGCTGGTCGAGATCCTGCTCCGGCTTCTGTTTCGTTTCCACGGCTTTGACGGGCGGCTTACCGTTCCGGTCCCGTGCGGGCCTGTTCTTTTTCCGACGATAATCGGCTTTCTGGCGGCAGGACTTGGAACAGTACTTCTGCGGCCGCCCATGGCCGGATGGCTGGAATTCCTTGCCGCAGAGCTCGCACTTCATCGGCGCCTCCCTCGCTTTCCGACCTTTCGTTGTTTCCCCTGTTTCCGACGTTTGCATTCCGGGAGGGATATCGGCACTGCACCCGAGGCGACCGGGAGGGGGCATACCCGGGGTCCCCGCCCTGGTATCGGAGTCAGATGCCGAACGTTTTGAACGGCATCGAGCTTGCTTTCACTTCCTGTCTGCCAGCCAGCAGCGCTCGTGCGTGTTCGTCTGTCTTGTCGCTCTTGAACCTGTTGCATCTGCGGTGCGTGAGCCTGCAGTTAGTGAAGCTGTATGGATCACCGCCACGTGAGACCGGTACGAGCTCGTCGACTTCGGCGCTCATCGGATGTGGTGTCTTCAATGTCTTGTCGACTGGCTTGCCACAGATGGCACACACGTTGTATGCGGCCAGCACTCTTGCCCTGAGCTGTCTGCGCCGCCAGCCGTTGCTGACACGCTCGTTACGCCGCTTGCTCATGTGGCCTCCCCACATGTATGAGCCCCGGGGTGTCATGGATGCATCAATGATTATCTTCGCCGTTGGCTTGCTGGAATGCCGGTATAGGGGCTCCCGTATATGGACACTCCCGTGTCTTGTAGGGCTCCCCATCATCTGCGAATACCCCTACCCCGGGTTTGTTTCATGGGTGCCTTCGGCGGGATTCGAACCCGCGTCCACACGCGGCCACAAGGAAGAGAATCCAATAAAGACTCGCGGCCGGTACGATCTACCACTGATTCCTACGAAGGCATGGACAGGCGGTTTGAGCATCACCGCATCACGTAAACGCGGGATTGGCTTGCCTGCCGCTGTTGGTGTATGCCCACTCTGACGTGGGTGGGCGGAGCGTGTCCGATATGCCGTTCGGACAGGACGGGATATAACCCAAGGAGTTAGGAGAATCCATCGGTGGATATGAAAAGGGTTCAAACCGTTTTCCGGTTTGAACCCTTTAATCCACTGACAATTCTGCCTTGCACTTTGAAAAATGTCAAATCACGTCATGCCGGGCGAGGCGCGCGTGTACGTCGGACAGGCGGTACAGCGGCTGTCCCTTCTCGTTTCTGCCGGCCGGTTGGATCCTGCCGCGCTTGCGCCACGAGTAGATCGTGTTCACGCTGCACTGGAAACCGCATTCGCGCAGCAGCTCCGCGCACTCCCCCGCCGTGAACGCCCTGCCGGATTCGATGCACTCCTTCAGGAACCCCAATCGCACGTCGACCACGCGATTGGTGTCGCCGCACACCGGACAGTCAACACTTACCGCGCCGACCTCCGCACTCAGCTCCACGCCGCACAGAGGATTAAGGCACCTGCCGATACCATGCTTGGATGGCGGCACGTCGATGATGCCCAGCGTCTTGCGCGCCAACCGCTCCCAGTCATGCCAAATCAGACCAATGTCCGGCAATCGTGAAAGACGATTGCAATCCGCGCAGATACTCAGGCATTTCAACACGGACGGATGAATCATGCTATCGGCCCATGGCATGGCGGGCGGAGCATACAACCGGCGCCAGAGTGCGATCGCGGCATCCTCGATGGCCTGCATGTGGTCGAGCACCGGCAATCGGATTGGCGTCGGCGCGGCTGGAAGGTTGACGCGTCCAGGCTGGCGGCCTCCGTAGTGCGCGGTCGAGTCCAGGAACTCATGCAGCGAATCCAACCATGATGGATATTCCCGCAGCCAGCCGCGCATCAGCCCATCGCATCTCGCGCACATGGTGTCGCCGACAGCGCATCCTCCGCCGCAGACGAGGCACACGCCGGCGAGCGCTGGCTTGTTTTGGTTGGTTTGTGCTGGTTGTGTCTGGTTTGGTGTTGGTTGGGATTCGTTGGTTGGTTCGTTCATTTGTTCGATTCCCTCCGGCGGGTGTAGTCTGGTTTGTGGTGATGCCAGGAGCCCGGCCGGAAGGTCGGGTTTCTTGTTATTCGTGGTGTTGTTGGATGATTGCTTTGATTTCCTCTTTGGGGACTTGAGGAACCAGTGGCGAGATCTCATCGAGGCTGTATCCGGCCTGATGCCATTTGACGATCATGTCCATGAGTATTTTCTTCATTTGTATTCCTCCACTGCGTTGCATCCGATGTATGTGCCTCGGTCTTTGAGGCATGCCCACGTCACGTCTCCCGTCTTGACTGTTTCCATTTGAAAATCGTGGTGGGTGGCCGTATACCACTGCATGAAGATGCATGTGCCGATGGTGAGGAAGATGATGAGCATGCAGGTGATAACGGTGCAGATTATTGTCTTCTCGGTGTTGGTCATTTGGCCTCCAGATATGGGTTTTCTGTGGTGTGTGGCGGGAAGTCGCATTCCTGGTCTTTCCATCCGGCTGCGCAGCCTTCCTGCCATGCCTTGCGGCGCTCGTGTTCCAACCATTCACGGCTGTACATGGTTTCCGGTTCGTCGTGTCTCATGATTTCTCCTTTTTAGAAAAGTGTTTGCTGTTCGCTGTCTTCGGATTGCGGCCATCCGAAATCCGATAGGTCATTCACCGGCAGTCCGGCCCACGGATCAGGATTGCCGGGCACCGGCCGCATTTTCGGAAAACCAGGAAGCGTCGAATAATGGAATCCGTTGTCGCCCACTTCCGCCGGCTTGACGCTGACGGGCATCAGGCCGCATTCGTGCGCGCCCAAATATTGGCCGTCCGGACTGATGCCTAATGGTCCGGCGACGGTTTCCAATCTGACGATGTCCATGTGGGACACGTGCCGGATGCGGATAAGCGGCCTGTCAAGGATGATCGCAGTGACCAGGTCGTCGCCTTCGATGATTCCCGCGTCCCATGACTGCCAGACCACGTCCCTTTCGCTGAAAATCCACCGGCCGCATGAGCACACGACCGGAAAGAGATGCGCTGGATTGCCTTCCGGGGCGAACCGGCGCATCCACTGCGGCGGTTTCCGGCTCATCCCATCATCCGCTTCCAAAAACCGTCGGACGCCGTCACAAGCCGGTATCCACAGTATGGGCAGGTGGCATAATATGCGCCGACGCGTTCTCCGCAATGCGCGCATTCGATAAGTCGGATTGCCTTGCTCGTTCCAGTCATATTCTTCGACATAGTCGACCCCTCCTTAGCTGAGGCTTCGTTTGATTGATTTCCAGATCTGGTCGAGTTCGGCATCGGCCAAACCGCTATCCCTACCGCGCTTCAGCAGGTCATCGTGAATCTGCCGTTCGTTTTCCGGATGATTCTTCAGCCGTCCGTACGCCCACGCATGCAATGTGCTGTTGCGTTGGCCCTCCGGCACCGGCGTCATATCCGGCATGCCATTGGAAATCGACGTGGCACGCCTATCGGCCATGACATCGTCCAAGCTCAAAGCGGGCGCCTCCGGCTTCGGCTCGTTCGTGTAACCGAAATCCTTGAGCATGCGCATGACCGCCTCGCTCGCCTCCGGCACCACGCCGGCGGGCAGATCCGCCAGCTCATACCGTTTGCCGTCGATGACGCTGCCAGGGCCAAGCACATAACCCCTATTGCTCACACGCAGGTCGATCGGCAGATTCTGCTCATGCACCGCGTTCTTCAGCAAGCCGATATCCATGCCGGCCGGCATGCGATAGTACAGGTGCACGCCATGCGGTGTTTTCGTGACCAACGTGGCCGGCAATTTATCGGTACCGTAGTCGCCCGTCAACGCCTGCAAGCACTGCCAACCGTCAGGACCACCATCCTCGGACGGCTTGTCGCAGTCGATGACGAAACAGTCGCCAAGCGGAACGACCGCATAACGACTCATCTGACCGGTGATAAACGATGCATCCACGTGGCTATCGTCAGACGGATTCAACCGCTTCCACGACAACGACACCTTCCCGTCGACCGGACCGCCGGATTTACGCGCTTTGCCTTCGCATGGAGCGAAACCGACATGGCCGTCCAACGCCGATTCGACGATTCCGGCCAGATCCTGACAATCGCCCACATCATCCAACGGGAGCAGACTGTCACGAGACGGCTTCGACAACGCACGTTGCACCCAGTTGTCTCCCTGTCCGGTTTCGTCGTTGAGAGCGGAATTCCGATACACGTCGAACCGGTCGCGGTTAACGACACGGACGACGCGCGGCTGTCCCTTGCCAGGCAATGCCCTGGAACGCGCGTTCTCCAATCCGAGCACGTCCATAAGGGATTGCGGAATGGTCGTGTGGAATTCCTTACGGTAGTCGCCTTTCACGGCAACCGGGTCACCATACTGCTCTTCGTTCGACGCGATCTCGCTGATCAGCCAAAACATCTCATCCGAGATGTTGCGGGCAGGACTCAGATTCACGATCTCCGGCTCGTCCGACCTCTCCCACAGACGGCACGACAGGACGAAGAACGCTGCGGGATGCCGATGGCAGAAACCCTCGATCGCATGATACTGGTCATACGATCGACCCTTCGACTGGTGGAATTCGACCTTGATGAAACGGCGCGAGTCCGAATTCTCGCTGGAATCGGCGAACTGCATGTTCGTCAGGTACAGCATCGTCGCGGTCGGCGTGACGACACGATACCTGCCTCCCGTCACTCGCGCGTTCATTTGCGAACCGGTCGACAATGCTCGCAGCAGGGGGAGCATGTCTTCGGTGACCGCGCACGCCTCATCGTCATAAGCGAACGCCTTGCCGTCCATCTCATCATTCATCGATTCACGGCCAAGCGTATAGCCGCCGCCAGCGCAATAGCCTTGCACGCTGAATCCGGGAAACACCTTGCCGACACCCAACACGCCAAGCAACGCCTGACGGGCGATCAGCGTCTTCCCGTCACCGCCATGGCCGGACAGCACGTAGGAAAGCTGCTTGAACGGTTCCAGCCATGGGGTCGCGAACATGCGACACAGGTTCGCATAGGACTTCTCGTCGACGGTCAGCCATCTGAGGATCCGTTCAGCGTCCTTCAACGCCTGATAGCCCATGCCGGCAGGTGAGAAAGTCTGTGTGACGGCGATATCCGGCTCATTCTGCAGGCAAACGACTTTGCCGTTGCGGCGCACCCATACGCATGGGTCGCAGCGTACTCCGCGTTCGACTTGTTCGAACCATTGCGAACGTTTCGCCTCGCGTAGAATCGTGGCCGAATAGAGCGGATTGCGGTCGCCGCTGCGCGCGTTGCCGCCGATATGGTATTCGTCCTCGATGTTTTTGACTGGATGCCAGCTGTTGAGCAGCAGTCGTTCGCCTTCGTGGTCGGCCATGTCTGGGTCGCGGCGCCAGAGCCTGTCCTGTGACGGACAGTAGCGCAAATGGCCTTCGCGGAGTTCCCATATGGCTTTCTGGTAGCCCGCCGCGACGACGGGCTCTTTTTTGCGGTGGTCTTCCTCGGTGCCGCCTTGGCAGACGAGTTGGAGATTGCGGCCGTCGATGGTCGTGACGATCGTGCGGTCGTTCGCTGGCGTGAACGTGAGTTCGAGCAGATGAAAGATTCCTGCGAATCGTGCGGGCAGGCTCTCGGTAAGAATGGGCTCGTATTTGCGGTAGTCTTTCATTTTCACCTCCTTGTTTGCCGCGTGCCGTCGAACGTGCCGTTCCACGGCCTATACACACAACACAAAAACAACAAAATAAATACATATATAAGAAACAACGGAACATTGGAATAGTTGTATATATATGTTTGGTTTGGTTGGAATTCCAACGATTTCACTGTGCCAAAGTTTTGGCACAGAATGGCACATGTGCCGTTTTTCTGATGATGTGAGCTGTCCACTATGTCACCCTGTGCCTTTTCAGAGATTCCCTCTCGAAGAGATTCGTCATGTTTGGAACGGCGTCCGCCACCGTCGTGGCAGCGGCGGACGCCGTTGAATTCACGACCGGCCTAGAATTCGGGTTCGTGTCCACTGCCTGCGCCGAGAGCGTTGACGACCTGGTCGACCGGCTTGCCGAGGAGTCCTGCGATCTCCTGCGCGGTCTTTCCCGCCGCGGCGAGCTGGCCGATGGTCTGCCTGTCGCTCGCGGTCAACGCGGTCAATCCGGCTGGCTGGCTGATGGTGGCCGGCTGGCCATAAGCAGGCTGCTGTGGCGCATACTGCTGCTGTCCTGCCTGCGGGTCGTTCATCGCCGCGTTCAGATCGGACTGCTTCTTCGGCGTGACGACGTAGTCGTAGATCTTCGCATCGTTGTATCCGCGGGTCTTCGCTGGCTGGGTGCGGGCGAACGTGGCTTTCAGATGGTCGCCGACGTTCGGATGGTCACCGACTCCGGCCTGACGGCATGCGAGACGTAATTGGCCGATGTTGTAGCCTTTCACGTACACGCCGCGGATGCCGCTGTCGCCGACCCTGTCGGGGTCCTGCAGCGTGGTCTGCAAGTGGATGACGACCTGCGGCTTCGCCTTGCCGTTCGGATAATACAATGGTTCGCCGGTCGTGAAGTCTGTCTGCTGTTCCGCGCGGATTTCGACGATTTCGCCTTCCACGCTGGTGCCGATCGGATCGTCCTTGCTGAACGCGCTGGGCGCGCCGCCCTGCATCACGTCGTCGAGGCTTAACGCTTCGGTGGGCTGCTGCTGCGCCTGTTGTGGCCGGTAGCTGGCTCCGCCTTGCTGGGTGAATCCGCCACCGTAATTATTCGTTCCGAACATTGTGTTTTTTACCTTTCTACTTGTTGTTGTAGGTGGATTCGAGCAGCCCGGCGAGCTGCCCCCATTTGTCCGGCAATGCCGGATATTGGCTTTGGTTGATTTCGGCGAGGTCGCCGAGCTGGTCGTCCGGCCATGTGCCGCATTGGAAGCAGTGGGTCGGACTGGTCGGCAGGGCGTGTATCCACGCGTCACGCATTTCGACGCCGTCCTCCTGTTCGATGAGGTCGAGGAGGTTGACGATGAGCTGCGCGCGGCTTAAAGCCCATTTGCCGGGTTTCGGGTCGAAGTCGAATTCGATAGGCGATGCGTCGGCGAGGCTGACGCTGTTCCTGGGCAGGAAGTAGATCGCGTTTCTTTTGCATGGTTCGCCGTCGTTTTCCAATCCGATGCCGTACAGGCTCGCCTGTATGCAGTATTGCTGCGATGGCCCGTTGGCTTTGACGTTGCGGATTGTGGTCGTGCCGGTGATTTTCCAGTCGATGGTCGTGTTGTTTTCCGCGTCGTACAGGTCGATGCTGCCGTGGATGCGCTGATGGCCGTGGAGTCCGTGGATTTCGCCCACGTCGACGTGTCTTTCGGCTTCGAAGCGTTTCACGGCCCACGGTTCTCCCCCATCGCCGTCCGGGACGGTGAATTCGTCCTTGCGACTGTTGAAAAGGTGTTCGAATCGTTCGTGGACGCAAGTGCCGATGAATGGCAGCCATGCGGCCGACTGGCGTTTCTCCCATCCTGCGAGTCGGGCGGCGAGGCAGTGTAGGCAGTCGGTGCCGAGCTCCGATGGTCCGATCTCCTTTTGCAGGCTGCGCGGCTGGTTGGTGATGTGGTCTTCGATGATGCCGCGAATCTCATCCCATTCCGTCGACTCCACCGTGGGTGCCGGCGTCGTTCCCGGTATGGTCTGGTTTGCGGCCATGACGGCTTCAAGGTCGAGTTGTGAGCTCATTTCATGTCCTCCCCGTATTCTTCGTCGAGGCGGGCCCGGAGGAACGCCGCTAGGCTCCCCGTCTCTTGCACGTCGATGATGTAGGCGTCGTCGAGGAATCCTGGTGCTTTGTCGTAATGGTTGAGCGTCCTGCTGAGCGCGCGGCAGACCGCTTCCTGGCTGATCGGGATGCACATTATTCGACCACCAGGCTTGCCGCGCCGACTTTCACACAATCCTGCAAAGCGTTTTCGCCGACCAGTTTGATGATCGCGGACAATGCTTTTGGTTTGATCTGGTAGCAGTCCGCGTACTGTTGGATGGGGAAGTGTTTTTCGAATGCGCCGGCGTCGAGGTTGCGTTTGCCTTTCTTGATTTTCACGGTCAATGGTCCGGCCGCGTATTCGCCGGGCTCGCGGTTCTCCATGAGTTCGGCTTCCAATCCGTCGGCTTCTTCCTGCAGGTCGGCGATGCGGCTTTTCAGTTCCACGTACCGTTTGGCCAATGTTTCGAGGTTCTGCGCGCTCATTTGCTTGTTCCTTTCACGATGATGCTGGTTTTGGTGGGGATGACGCTGGTCTGGTGGTGCGGGTAGGAGCGTCGGTGCGTTTTCACGACGTCGAACGCGGGCATGGTTCGCATGGCCGGCCCCAATGGTCCGCACGTGCGGCAGTACGGCATGTATCCCCTCTGCTTGCTCATTCCACGTCCTCCAAGGTCGATTGCGTCATGCCGTCGTCTTCGGTGGTGTGATTCGTTTCCTCGTACCATCGGCTGACGATCGCGGTGTCGCAGGTCCTTGGATTGCGTAGGAGCCGGCTGATGGCCGCGCCTTCCTTGACGACGTTCTGGCAAATGTCGATGCATTTCGCGACAGTTTCGGCAGGCGTGCCCATCAGACCCTTCTTTTCGATGGTCTGGTCCGCTTTGTCGATGAATGCCGCGGCTGCGTCGCCGATTTTGCTAGCCGCCGGGTAGAGGCTCGCGAGGTCGGCGCTCATGTCCTCGTCGTCGATGAGGGTCTGCACAACGTATTCACTGGTGTTTTTCATGGTGTTTTCTCCTATCTGGGTATGTATTCCTGTTTGAAGTAGATGCTGGCCCTCGTGCATGGCGTGTATGGCTGGCCGTGCCATGTGAGCGGGTCGCCGCTTTTCCGTTTGCGTGGCCTGCCGTGCGCGCCAAGCACGTACTGGTCGGGACGGTGCACGTGCACGCTGGCTTCGATGATCTGCCGGTCGTCCGTGTAGGCGACGCCGTTCAACGCGTCGGTGAACAGTTTCGCCAGATTGTCCCAGTCACGTCCTCGCCGTGTTGCCGTCCAGAACGTGAGCGCCAGACAGACAGGGCCTTCATATGGCGGCAGGTTCGGATACCGGCTGCGCCATTCCGAGTACACGCGGTTCTCGGCTTCCCGCGTCCGCGTCGGGGTGATGCCGTGTCCCTGGTAGACGCGTGGACGACCTTTCGACTGCGGGTCGCCAGGCACGGTGAGCTCGCACACCATTGGCCATTCCGGCAGGCTTAATGTTTCGAGACTCAATCCAGGTCACTCCATTCGGGTGTTCTGCCGGTGGTGAGGAAGCCTCCGCGTCGAGTCCGCGCGTTGACGAGCAATCCCATGTCGGCGAGCCTGTGCACGTCGCCCATCACGGCGCTCCGGGGGGATGTTGAGCCGTAAGGCCACCTTGTGGCTGCTGGGCGTCACTCCTTCCATCTGTAGTGCGATGATCGTCTCGTACACGCGTTGGATGCGTGGTTTCACGTCGATGTCACGCCGAGTGCGGCGTCTCATCCGCGTGATGTACTCGCGTTCGTCGTGGAGGAGCCGGTCGAGGTCGATGCCGGTCTCCTGGCTCCATGTCTTCGGCGAAGTGTGGTGGCCGTGGCTTCGGGATGCGCCGAAGTGGATGCTGCCGCGGTTGACCGGAGCGTACTTCATGTGGAGTTGGAGGCTGTTGGCTCCGCTAGGCATGATTGTCGTCCTTTCCGTCGTATTTGGGTGCGAATTTGACGGTCAGCCACAACGCGGTGGCGAGATACACGCCCTCGACCACAAGCGCGCCCGCAAGGCTCCCGCCATGCCAGGTGAGCATGAGCGTCACGCTGGCGACGAGGCCGACGACCGCGAGCAGGAACTTGACCCTGCGCAGCGGATAGTTCGGCCGTTTCGCCTCGCGTTCCTTCCGGTCCTCGATACGGAAATCGTTGTCGGTCATCTGGTGCCTCCCGTTTCGTTGTGGAGTTGGTAGTCGAATGTCTCAAGCTCGCCCGCGGTGATGGATGCGAGCGAGCAGGCGCCGTCGGGCAGGAGTTTCACGAGTTGGGCCCCGCCTTTCGGACTGATGCGAACCGCGTATCCGCTCATGCCGAGCATGACGATGCTCGCCTTCGGCGGTACGGGTGGCGTCAGCAACGTTTCCGCGTCGATTCTCCTGAGTGTCATCACAGCTCCTTGTTGATCGTGTCGATGATGAGGTCCACGAGACCGGTGACGTCGAGGTCGACGTATCCGACGATGTGGCCGAGCGACCTCATGGCCTCCGCATCCACGTCCTTGAATGGGTGGACTATTTCGCCCTGGGTCTCGAACTCGTCGAACACTGCCTGCACGCAGGCCTTGCGAATCGTTTTCATGCCGACTCCTTTCCCTCGTATTCACATGTGCTCTGGTAGAGGTGTTCCTTGAAGTAGGCGATCATCGGCTCCTTCGGATACATGACGGTCCGTCCGACCTTCACGAACTTCGGACCGATTCCCGCACCACGCCAGTACGCCAAGGTGCCCTCCTTGATGCCGCAACGGTCCGCGATGTCCTTCGTCGTGTTCATCGGTTTCAGGACCTCAGCGAGCGCAGCGAACGTCGTATCGTCTTCCATCACGCGCCTCCTTTGCGTGTGTAATGCCGGGCGGCGTTAGGAGAACCGCCCGACCCCCTCCTAAAATCGGTGTCATCCCGCATATGCGACGTGCGGGCCGAACAGTTAGGAGAAGAATTATGAGTAATGCGACAAGCTGGTTTTATTCCGCGCAAACGCATTTCAACAACGCCTCCAATTCGACGACGGATTACTCACAGCGTGAGCTTGCGAAGGGATTGAACGACCTCGCGTATGCGATGACGCTTCTGGATAAATCCGTTGATGAGACGAAGTTGTTGATTCGCCAAGTCCGTAGGTGAGCCTTGCTGCCTTGACGACACTGGTGTAGTCGCCGCCGGTGTAGAATCCGTTCCTCAGCTGGCGGCGGCGTATTTCATAGACACCCATCACGCACCCGCTTCCAACGACGGCTGAGCGCGACCCCAGTACCGGTCGATGAAATAGCGCTGCCCCTTGCCCGTGACCTTCGGAGTGCGGCTGACCGTGGTGTGACCATCCGCATGGGTGACGGTGGTCTCCTTGATGCGGAACAGGCCGAGGTCCATCGCACGCTGTGTCGGCACGTTGCGATTCGAACCGGACTTGCCGAGATATCCGTCAGCCTGAAGAAGACGGAACAGTCTGTTCTGGCCGATGTCCATCCCGTTCTGCCGGAGCATCTTCGCGAGCTCGCCGACCAGGCACGTGCCGTCGGACGCGGCCACGGCGTCCGCGAACCGCGCTTTCGGCTCCAGTTCCACGATGCGCGTCTGCTGTTCGGCGATCTGCTGGTTCTTTTGTTTGATGGTCTTCTGCGCGACGAGCACGGCCCTGGCCATGATGTCCTCATCCGAATCCGACTCGGACGTCGGGATGTAGCCGCCGGTCTTGCGGATCTGCGGCAGCACCTCGTGAGTCACCCAACGCTGGAACTCCTTGGCCTCCGGCTTCCGAGACTTCATCACAAGACGGTAAAGACCAGGTTCGCTGATGATATACGTCTGCTGCCGGCGACCAATCGAATCGATGACTTCAGTAGTACTGAACTCATCCTTATCAAACATTTTGACGGTCTCCGTTGGATTGCCAAGGTCAAGGATGCTCATACAATCTTTGAGCACGAACCAGGGCTCCCCCGCCTCGTCGGTCAAGGTACGCAATGCCGCGCCCTTGAAATCGAACTTCTGTATTTCGTTGTTCATGTGATTCTCCTTAGAATCGTTCTCATGTGTTCTTCCGTGATGATTGGTGAAATATGAGTTGGGTTACCGGTATTGATTGGTCCTCGGTGGTACCGGCGAGCGTCGTAACGTCCACGGCGGTCACGCTGCTGTTGCGCTATTTCGACAGGAACCGGCCGAATCTTGTGCTTACACGGCGTGAAGTTGTGCTGCCGGAGCATTTGTCTGGTAATCGCGATCTGTATGGCGAGCCACTGACCTTGGAGAACATCGGCACAGCGCCAGCCATTGACGTCCGGTTCGTCGGCTCCGGCTGCGTTGTCGCGGTGGAACTCAAGCCTTCGCATGGCAACGACTTACGTCACTGGGAAAGTTCCATGCCATCCATCGCCCCGGGCGAGTCCGTCGTATTGCAGATGCACCACTCCGATGCGGATTCGATCATCGTGGTCACGCATGACCGTTTCCCCTCGATTCCTTGGCTCCGCTGGTGGAAGAAGCGTCTCCGATGTCATGTGGGACGTGTCTCCGGTGAGAATCTGTGGCCGGCCAGTGGGTATAAGGCGATTCGGATTCCCCTTTGGCGGCAGCTGATTGGCCGGCTGGAACGGTACGAGCTTCGGAATCGCACTGACGAGATCGAGGAGCCACCGGAACCGTTGCATCCGACGCCGATGACCGGGCGATGATCCCGTTCAGAAACTCGACATCGGCATTGAGACGCTGTCTTTTTTCGATGTTCCGCTCCCAGAGTTCGATGGCGGCAACCGGATCCGAAACAGGATTCGAGCTTGCTCTGCATTCGCAGTCAAGCTTGAGGCCCAAGTCGTTTGCCTTGACGTGTGGCATGCGGCCGCACGTCGGGCACGGGTGAATCGGTGACGAGAGAATCGACGTGATTCTGGCCGCCCAGGCGTCCCACCGTTTCAGCATGAACTCCTGCGATACGCCTTCCTCTGCAGGACCATGCCCATTCGAGCAGGATACGACGAAGTAATCCATCCTGTTGTTACCCGAATAAGCTGTTTTCGACACACGGATTTCCGGACTGCCGCCGCATAGCGGACAATCCAATGGCCTTTTCGAATCTTCGACCGGAATATTGATGTTCATTTCGGGTTCTCCTTTCGATTCATGCGTCGGCGAGCGCTGCTCACGGCTTGATCTGTTTGATGCCGTCGATTGGTTGGAGGAGCTTGATCATGAGCTGGTAGAGGCTCATGCCGAGCATTCCGGCGGCTTTCTCGAGTTGTTCGGTAGTGAATGAACCCTCGCCCTGCAATCGCTTACCAATGTTTTGCTCACTCACACCAAGCTCCTTGGCGAGTGCGGCCTGCGTCTTGCGGTGTCGTGCGAGTTCGCCGCTGAGGTTTCGTGCGATGGTTTCCGTTTCGCTCATTGGTTGCCGCTCCTTTCTGGTTGGTCCGTTCCCTTGCGACAACTCTCAATCTACCTATTTAGGTGATTCAATGTATCTACCTATATAGGTTCTTTACAAAATCTACTTATTTAGATAGACTTCAGGCATGGCACGAGGATCTAAAAACGAAGTCACCGAAGACAGCAAAAGAATCATCGATGTATGTCGGCAACTGTTGAAAAATAGCGGCATTACGATAGATGAATTCTTCGATTCCAGCGGATTGAGCAACAATTACTGGTACAAACGCATGCGCTATGAGGCGCCGTTGAACACGTCCGACGTGGAGCACATCGCCTTCACATTCGGGCTCACCAGCCTCGACATCTACACCCGCGCCCTGGGCAGCGATGCCGCACGAGCCTACGAGGCCCGCGAGCGCGAATCCCGGATCACCGATGATCTCATCGACCGTATCGCCGCGCACCCCGAAGACTATGACATGGCCGCAAACAGGGATCCGAACGCACGCCTCGAAGCCGAGACGCCTGACGATTGATGGATTGAAAGGAACACGAATGACCGAATACAACCTGTATTGTGACGAGAGCTGTCATCTGGAACATGACGACAGCGATGTCATGGTCCTTGGAGCCCTCATCATCCCCAAGGATAAAAAGCAGGAGATCACGGAAAACATCCTCCAGATCAAGGCACGTTACGGCGTCAAGGCACGTACGGAAGTGAAGTGGACGAAGGCCAGCATGCCGAAAATCGACCTTTACAAGGACCTACTGAACTGCTTCTTCCTGGATGACGACATGAGGTTCCGCGTTCTGGTGGCCAAGAAGACGCGCCTGAACCATGAGGCATGGTCACAGTCGCACAACGACTGGTATTACAAGATGTATTTCACCATGTTGAACAGGCTGTTCGACTCCACGAACACCTACAACGTGTACGTGGACATCAAGGACACGCATTCCGCGCAACGTACCGAGAAACTTGAGGAAGTGCTGGCGAACAGCCATTACGACTTCAACCACGAGTGCATCAAGAAAGTGCAGCCGATCCGTTCGGACGAAGTGCAGATGATGCAGATCACCGATGTGATCAACGGGGCCGTCTGCAGGGCGAACCGGACGACCATCCCCCAACCATCGGGCGCGAAAGCCGAAATCATCGACTACATACGCATGAAATCAAAGCTCCGTCTCACCCAGTCAACAACCCTGGGCACGCGAAAGTTCAACATCTTCGTCTGGGAAGGACGGAACGCATGACACCGCATTGGATACCGGAGCTCGTGCCCAAATCCCCGATAGAAGACTTCGCCGTATACGAGGATAGGATTTACGCAATCTTCAGGCAGGACTTCATAGATTCACACCCATCATTCGACGGTCTGAGGGTCTCCGTGCGCCGCCAGAGAGAGGAGACCGACGGAAAATGGGCCGGGTTCTTCCACATCACAAGCGTCGAAGACCACGCGACCGGTGACAGGAACGTTGATCTGCGTAGATGCGAACGAATCAGGTTTCCACGAAAGACGATTGACGACGCAAAGGATTGCCCGCAATGCCATTATGAAACATGCGATGCGCCATTAATCTGGAGGAAGCATAAGCATGGCCGCGATAGGCTGTATATCCTCATTGAACCAGAACGGTATCTAGTCGTATTGGAACCGCATAAGGAAAAAGGCTACTGCATGCTGGTCACCGCCTACTACGTCGATCATGACCACAGCTTCAACAAACTGCTGAAAGAATACGATCAGTCAAGCCTGGACGGGAATTGCATTCAATAAAAAGCAAGGGCCGCCGCAGCGACCCCGGAGACTCCTTCTACAACTTGGTAGATGAGCTGATTCAAATATCACATACGACACTCCAACTGTCAAACAGAACTTGACAAACAGCAAAAAAGTACTTCTCGAAAAACAATACTTTCGGAAGAGAGGAATGTGGATAACAAGACCATCGCGGAGCTTCACCGGAACGCGGAATCCATGGGTCTGTCAGTCATGTCACGCGACCTTCCCCGTGACATATGCGGCCTATACGACGATCGACACAAACTCATTCTGCTGGCCGACTGGCTCAACCAGCGCCAGCGCCGTTGCACGCTGTGCCATGAGCTCATCCACGCGAAACACCACGATCCAGGCTGTGGTAGCCAATACGGGTTGAAGTGCGAGCGCCGGTGTCGCAGGGAGACCGCGCTGGCGTTGATCAGTCCCGTGGACTATGGCATGGTGGAGCAGATATACGAAGGCAATACGTGGATGATGGCCGTGGAATTGGGCGTCACCATCCAAGTACTGTCGGACTATCGGCAGCTGTTGTACGATTCCGGCGTGTGCGTGCAATAAAAGAAGCTCAGCGTCCACATACCGCGACGGGAAACAAAAAAGGGTCCCGCCCGAACACAGTCGGACGGAACCCAAGGAACCAACAATCAGCATTTCCGTTTTCACCAAAATGAGGTTCCACGCACAGTGTAGCGCGGATCCTCGGAAAGAGACAACCATGGCCAGAGCGTTCGTAGACGACAGATGGCTCAAAAACGACGAGGACGGCAACCCGCCCAGCAGGGCCGCGAAACAGTCGCTGGCCAATGCGAAGGATCCGATGAAAGCCAATGTGCCCGACAAATGGCGGTCCGCGCTGTACGGCCAAGGCTCACGGTGGAGATGCCGCTGGTACACGCTTCGAGACGGCAAACGCGTCCAGAAATCACGGAACTTCGCCAAGCTCCGTGACGCTGAGGAATACGCAGCGGCCATCGAGGACGACATCAGACGCGGCAAATACCGCGACCCGCAGCAGGAACTACGCATCTTCCGGGACGTTGCCTCCGAATGGACGGACGGCAAGATGGATATCAAACAGGGCACTTTGGGCAGATACCGCCGCGAATTGCGCGTTTATATCAACCCCAAGTGGGGCGATCGCACACTGAGGGAAATCCAACGCGACGAACTGCAACAGTGGGTCACGCAGCTCACCGAAGGCGGGTATCCCGCCGAACTGCAGGACGATCGCGAATCGAAGCCATTGAGTCCACGCAGCATCCGCAACATCGTCAAGGTCGTCATGGGCGGTGTCATGGAATTCGCCTTGGAGCACGGCTGGATCGGAGAGAACCCCATTGAAAAGGTCACCGTGCCGCGCATCACGCAATCCGATGACGACATGGTGTTCCTTACCGTCGAGGAGGTGGAGTTGCTGGCCGGCATGGCCGAACGGGCAGGACGGCCGGTAGACGGGCTGATTGTCCGCTGGCAGGCATACACCGGTGCCCGCATTGGCGAGACGCTGGCACTCAAATGCAGCGACGTGGATGTGGATTCACGCAGGGCGCGCATCCGCCGCACTTGGACCGACGACGGCAAAGGCAGGCTTGTGCTGGGCACGCCGAAGAACGGCAAACCGCGCAGCATCGCCATACCCAGATTCCTCATACCGTCCATCGAACGGCAGATGGAGGGCATGGGCGACGACGACTGGCTGTTCCGCGCGGCAAGAGGCGGGAACCTGTGGACGAACACGTGGCGGACGCGTGTCTGGCGAAAGGCCGTCCGACTGGCCGGCATGGAGGACGAGGGCGTGACCATCCATAGTTTGAGGCATAGCTATGCGAGCTTTGCAATTGCTCAAGGCGCGGACGTGAAGACCCTACAGATGCAGCTCGGCCACTCCTCACCCAGCATCACGCTGAACACATACACGGCTCTCTGGCCGGAACGATTGGACGATGTGGCGGACGCGATTGGCGAGCTGCGCGCTGAACAGTTGAAGACCGTCTAGACGCGGAGGTTGCGCGGTCATCGTGTCGAATCGTGTCGATAGCCTACGGCCAAGAAAAAATAAAGCCTTGGAAACATAATGTTTCCAAGGGCTCCGGTCGGGCTGACAGGATTTGAACCTGCGACATTCTGCT